TCGCCACCCACGGCGCGAAGCCATGCAAGGACTTCGATATCGGCAAGGCATCCGACCGCACCCGCTGGACCAAGGAGCACGGCACGACGATCCTCGACTTCGGTGCCGGCCACCTGACCGAAACCTTCCTACTGCGTCAGGCCGGGATCGACTGCACGCCGTTCGAACCCTACCGGCTCGGACCAGGGGGCATCAACAAAGCGGAGAGTGTGGAACTGGCCCGCATCTTTCTAGCCGAAATCGCGGCGGGCAAAGAGTGGACCAGTATCTTTATCGCGAGCGTGCTTAACTCCGTGCCGTTCCGTGAAGACCGCGAGCACATCGCCTGCCTGTGCGCCGGATTGTGCAAGCCGTTCACCAAGGTATATGCCTGCGCGTCCTCTGCCGGTGAATCCGGCTGGCGGCAGGTCAATGGCAAGGCGTTCATGAACGAGAGCAACGCGGGCAACATCGCGTTCCGCCTCGACTACGAACCCGGAATTCGCATCGGTGATTTTCAGGACAAACCCAAGGTCCAGAAGTATCACACTGTCTCCGAGTTCAAGGATCTCTTCGGCACGTTCTTCCGCTCGGTGAAGGTCGATGACTTTTCCAACAACATCAACGCAGCCTGCGCGTCAGCCCTGCCAGTTGATCCTGCCCGCCTTCGTGCCGCCATCGAGTTTGAGTTTAACCTGCCCTATCCAGACGGCACTCGCATGGATCTCGCGAAATGCGCCATGGACTCTTTCAGCCAACGTCTTCAGACTACCCTATGATCATCCTGCTAGACCTTAACTACACGCTGGTGTCCAATAATCCGGCACGCGGCACCACGCCCGAGCGCATGGAGAAGCGACTGGCAAACGAGCAATACCGGCAATGGTTGGTGGAACTGGTCCGCCCTCACACGGTAGTGCTCATCACCGCCCGCCCGGAAACCTGGACGATCAAGACGCTCGACCGCATCGAGGAGCAAACCAGATGGCGTCCCCAGGATGCGTGCTTCGCGCCGAAGGGGTGGTGGAATCCTCCGGCAATCAAAGAACATCTGCTCAAGAAGGACGTGTTTCCAATTCATGGCGATGATGCCCGCTACCTCGCGATTGAGAGCAACCCACGGACTCGCGAGATGTATGCGAAGTTCTCCATCCCGTGCTTCTGGGTGACGCCTGAAGGGACCTGCCTGACCGAAGGCACGCGGATCGTCAAACGCCTGCCGCGTTGACATCCGCCACGCGGGCATGAGTGAAGCCCAACGTGATGAAGTCGTTCCCCGCGGAGCCTGGCAGTTCGATCAGGAAGTGACTGCCGTGTTCGATGACATGCTCCAGCGGAGCATCCCCCAATACAACGCGATGCGGATGGTGACCTTCGAGGTGGGCCGGCGCTTCGTGCAACCCGGCACCGCCATCATCGACATGGGATGTTCCCGCGGACAGGCGCTCCTGCCTTTCGTTTCGAGCTTCGGCGCGGCCAACGATTACGTCGGCATGGAAATCAGCGAGCCGATGATCGAGGCGGCACGTCAGAACTTCTCCTACCACCCGCACGGGAATCGCGTCAGCATCCAGTCTGCCGACCTGCGCCACGAGTTCCCTGGTGTGACATCCAGCCTCGTGCTCTCGGTGCTCACCCTGCAATTCACGCCTATCGAATACCGCCAGCAAATCATCCGCCGAGTGTTCGAGTCGCTGGCGCCGGGCGGAGCCTTCATCCTCGTGGAGAAGATTCTCGGCGCGACCGCCAAACTCGACGAAGCATTCGTGAACCTATTTCTCAACATCAAGCGGGAGAATGGGTATTCCGACAGTCAGATCGACCGCAAGCGGCTGTCGCTGGAAGGCGTGCTGGTCCCGGTCACCGCACGCTGGAACGAAGAGTTGCTTCGTGAAGAAGGCTTCACCTCGGTTGATTGCTTCTGGCGGCATCTGAACTTCGCCGGGTGGGTGGCGGTGAAACCATGAGTTGACGGGGAGTCACCTCGTGTGAGCGGAAAATTTGCAAAAAAGTGGACCAAGGAACGCCAAGCCGAATACATGGCAAATTATCGCGAAGAGAACCGCGAGCGACTCAAGATTCTATGCCGCGAGAACTACGCTGAAAATCGCGAGGCTCGACTTGCGACTAGGCGGCTTTACTACCTGAAAAACAAGAAAGCTCACGCTGAGGCCGGCAAGAGGTGGTTAGAGGAAAATCGGGATAAAGTTCGAGTCTATCAGTCGGATTACCGGAAGCGCAACATCCTTCGGATAAAAGCTTACGAGCGGAAATACTATCAAGAGAACAGAGAAAGATGCATTAGGCGCCAGCTCGTTCTGGAAAAGTCCACTCCAAACAGGCGCATTGCATCGACGCTACGAAAGCAACTCAACCGGTGGGTCAAAAAATCGTCGGGCAGACACTCGACCCAGGAACTTCTCGGTTGCTCGTTTTCCGAATTCCGTGAGTGGATCGAGTTGAAATTCAAGAGGGGGATGAAGTGGGACAACTACGGCCGGGTATGGCACATCGACCATGTCATGCCCTGCTGCGCGTTTGATCTCACGCGTCCGGATCAGGTGATGATCTGTTTTCACTTCACAAATCTCCGGCCGATGTCGGCACGAGCCAATCTGAGCAAAAACAGAAAGATCACCGAGCCACAGCTACGTCTTCCACTTTGAAATCAAATCCTACAGACGGAATCTCAACCGAGGCGGCCGAGAAGATCCTTCAGGCTGATCTGCAGAATCTAATCCGCAAAGTTGCGGCGGGAAAACCGCTCACCGTGGCCGAGCGGGCGCGCATTGAATCACGGGCGGCCGGCAGCGAGGAATCACTCGCCTATGCAAAGACGCTCGTCGAGCTTGCTGCTGTGTTAGGCGTGACCCGCCGCACGCTCACCACTTGGCAGAAACTCGATGGCGCGCCCAAGCCGCTGTCTAATGGCTTGTGGCCGGTGGCCGACTGGCGCGAGTTCGTTCGGCTGCGAGGACTCAAGGCAGGCAAGGTGCCGATCGGCAACGAGGAGGCTCTCAAGGCGCGCAAGTTGCTCGCCGAAGTCGAGGAGCGGGAGCTTCGCATCGCCGTGAAAAGGGGCGAATACGTTCCGATCCATCAGGTGAAGAGCGAGTGGATCGGCCACGTCGCCCGAGCGACTTCCATCCTGCGGGCCAAGTTCGAAAACGAACTTCCGCCGATTCTATCGGGTCTCGACGCCACCGGCATTCAGCGGGAATGCCGACAGGCGATTGATGAGGTGCTCCTTTGCCTCCACGAATCATGAAAGTGCTCCACGACATCTGGCGCGAAGCATGGCAACCGCCCGACCGGCGCCCTGCCTGGCAATGGTGCGAGGATCACATCGAGGGGATTCCCTACTCGCCCAACCCGGGACGCTTCCGGTCCGAGAACTCACCATGGATCCGCGAGGTCATGGAATCACTGGTTGATCCGCGCATCCGTCTTGTCTCGATCATCGCGTCGGTCCAATCGTCCAAAACCACCGCACCCGAGCTAACGATTTGTTACATCATCGCCAACCTTCCGGGGCCAGCCCTCTGGCTCGACCAAACCGATGAGGACGCCCGCGATTATTCCGAGTCGCGCCTGCAGAAGCTCTTCGACCAATGCGAGCCTGTGAGACGACTCATGCCGACCGGCATCCACCGCCACAAGCGCAAGAACAACACGATCCAGTTCAACAACGGCATGACGCTCTGGATTCTCGGGGCTCACAATAAGACCAACCTCCAGCGACGTTCGATTCGCTGGTTGATCGGGGACGAGACTTGGCGCTGGCCGGTCGGTCACATGGCGGAAGCCGAGGCACGTGTCACTGCCTTCGGCTGGCTCGGCAAGTGCATCTTCATGAGTCAGGGCGGGGAGGAGGACGACGACACCCACAGGAAGTTCGAATCCACTGACCAGCGCGAGTGGACGTTTGCCTGCCCCGAGTGCCATCACCGGCAGCCGTTTAAATGGGAATGCGTCGAGTGGAGCAAGTCGGCCAGGGATGAATTCGGTGAATGGGATTTCGACGAAGTCCGGCGCACCACGGCAATGCGCTGTGAGTCGTGCAACCACTACTTCAACGACGGCGAGCGGACACGGCGTGAACTCAATGCCACCGGGGCGTTCGTCGCCAAGAATCCGAAAGCCTCCAAGGAAAACGTCGGCTTCCACTGGAACGCGCTGTGCGCGATGAGCTGGGGGCAGCTCGCCGAACTCTATCTGCGGGCCAAGGCATCGGCGCGCAAAGGCGACGTTTCGTTGCTCCAACAATTCTACCAGAAGCGGCTCGGTCTGCCGTGGCGCGAATATGTCGAAGACTACAAGCTGGAGATCGTAAAATCGGGTTACAAGCGCGGCGAGACGTGGGAAGAGGAAGGCGCGATTGAGCCGAAGAGCGGAAAAATCCTCGCGGCACCGCTGCCAGAGCGCACCGGCCTGATCCCGCTGCGCTTCATCACGGTGGACTGCCAGATGGATCACCTGTTCGTCGTTGTCCGCTCGTGGTCGGCGGAGGGATCTAGCCGCCTCATGTGGAACGAGCGCATCCTGACCTTCACCGATATCGACGTGTTACAGGAACGCTTTGAGGTTCACCCAAGCCTCGTGTTTCTCGATGCCGGCTATGCGACCTACGACGTCTATCGTGAGTGTGCCAAGCGAGGATGGGTCGCGCTCATTGGCGACCGCCGCCCAGTCTATGCGCACAAGGGGCGCGATGGAAAAACCGTTCAACGGTTCTACTCACCCCGCCGCAAGGTGGTGCTTTCGCATCGCCAGCACTGCCACGTCCACTACTGGAGCAACCTCAACATCAAAGACACGCTCGCCCGCCTGCGCCGCAACCAAGATCCCGCCCAAGGACCGACCTGGGAAGTGCCCGACGACATCGACGACGACTACCTTGCGCAGCTCGAAAGCGAACAGCGGATCAAGGAGAAGGGGCACTGGATGTGGAAGCAGATTGGCTCGCGACCGAATCACCTGTTCGATGCAGAATGTCTTCAGGTCGTTGGGGCAACCATGCTCAAGATCGTCGGCCGGGAATCCATTGCCGCCGCTCCGGTTGACACTCTGGACGAGGGAGCATGAAGACCGTCACCATCCTCCGCTTCCTCACGTTCCTTGGTTCTGGCATGTCCACGCTCGCCGCAGTGGATCTGGCGGGTATCGCCCAGCTCTTCGATCCGACGATGGCAAAATACTTGCTTGCCGCCGGTCCCGCCGCGCTCGCCGTGAAAGAACTGGTGGTCGTGCTCGGCGATCTGTTTGACGACGGCAAGCCAAACCAATCGTTCAAGGTTGGACTGTTCTGTTTGGCGATGGGTGTTCTGACCGTCCCGTTTCTCGCCTCATGCGCCACGCCGCCCGCTGTCACCGGGGAATTCATCGGCAAGGACGGACGCATCCGGGTTCATCCGGACGGTCGCTTTGAAATCGTCGTCGAACCCCGCACCTCCAAGTAAGCCATGAACACTTTCATCGATTGGTTTGCCGCCCAGAGATTTCGCAACTTCGGCGCGGGTGAGTTCACCAGCTACTTTGCCCGCGAGCGTAAGGGTGTGAAAAACAGCCTGCCTCCACGCCGCATCTGGAAGAACATCGTGCCCGCACTTCGCATCGTGGACGAGCTTCGTGATTCGTTTGGCAAGTCATGCACCATCCTGAGTTCCTACCGATCGCCCGACTACAACAAGGCGGTCGGTGGAGCATCATCCAGTCAGCATCTTGAGTTCACCGCTCTCGACATCGCATTCGACGGCATCAGCCCACAGCGCGTCTATGACCGGCTGCTCGAATGGCGCAAGGCCGGCAAGTTCACCGGCGGTCTCGGCA